TTTTCACAATATTATCCATCAGGAACAAAGGCTGGCGACATAATGGCCTATGTTTCTGATGATCCTGATGTTGTGTACAAGGCTGTGGTTTGTTCTACTGGAACAACCGTGGCTTCAGGTAACCATGCGTTAGTTGGTCAAAACCAAAGAATGCTAAACAATACAGGTAGCACAACCACTGGAAACAGTGCAAATGCTGTCCACATTGGAAATACGCTAACAACAGCGGCTTTTCCAGTAAGAATTATGGGAGTTGTTGATGAGACAAAGAAGACCACATCCGTAACAGGAAGCTCTTCCTCTACAACAATCACTTGTACCGCGTTACCAAATGCTATTCCTCACGGAACCGATGTAGCTTATTTAGACTCAGCAGGACAGATTATTCAAACTGCTTCTTTTGTGTCAGTTGCGGCGGCGGCAGGAGCCACCTCAGTAACAATAAATTCAGCTATCGCTGTTCCGGGAAGTGTTACAGCAATTCCGGCAGATTCAACAATTCTATTCAGAGAGTATCCTGAAGTATTGGTTAAGTTGAATTTTGAGATTCATTCATATCAAGACGCAACAGCGGTATAAGGAGATTTTTAAATGGCTATTTCAAGAGCACAATTACTTAAAGAACTCCTTCCGGGACTTAACGCTCTATATGGGCTTGAGTACGCAAAATACGGCGAAGAGCACAAAGAAATTTTTGAAACAGAAACTTCCGAGCGTTCTTTCGAGGAGGAGACGAAACTATTCGGGTTTTCTGCGGCACCTGTTAAAAACGAAGGCGAAGCCATCGCGTTTGACAATGCTCAGGAAGCATACACTTCACGCTATAACCATGAGACAGTTGCTCTCGGTTTTTCGATTACAGAAGAAGCTATGGAGGACAACCTCTATGATTCTCTCTCAGCTCGTTACACCAAGGCTTTGGCTCGTGCTATGGCATATACCAAGCAAGTTAAAGCGGCTAATGTCCTTAACCAAGGATTTGATAGCGCATTTCCGGGCGGTGACGGTGTAGCATTATTTTCTACAGCTCACCCATTGGTATCAGGTGGTTCAAACTCAAACAGACCAGCAACTGCTACCGATTTGAATGAAACCTCTTTAGAGGCTCATGTTATTCAAATATCTAAGTGGACAGATGAAAGAGGACTGTTGATAGCGGCTAAACCTCGTAAGTTGATTATCCCGCCAGATTTAATGTTCGTGGCTACTCGTTTGTTACAAACAGACTTGAGAGTTGGAACTGCTGACAACGATATCAACGCTCTTAGAACGACAGGAGCTATTCCAGAGGGTTATGCAGTTAACCACTACCTAACTGACGGAGACGCTTACTTCCTAACAACGGATGTTCCAAATGGACTTAAGCATTTCGTTCGTACACCTATGGCTACTTCTATGGAGGGAGACTTTGACACAGGTAACGTTCGTTACAAGGCTCGTGAAAGATATTCTTTTGGGTTCTCTGACCCATTGGGAATGTTTGGTTCACCCGGAGCTTAATCTTGATGAGGGGGGCTTTGCCCCCTTCGTTTTTTAGGAGAAGACATGGATTTATATTTTAAATTTTTAACTGCTTGTAAAGACCAGTTTGTACAAAACACAAATCAAGTTATTGATATTAACTGTAGTGTTGCAAAAGCAATGGTCGAGCAATCACAAGCTCCTTTTAATTGGATTCAAGAAGCAATTAAAAAATAACTAGGGTTAATTAGTTACACCAACAGACCTAGCTGACGTATTAGAGATGGTGTGACAATGTGCTAATACACGGAGAAAAAAATGGCAAGTACGACATTTTCAGGTCCAGTTAAATCTGGAACTATCAAAGAAACCACAGGCACGACTGTAGGAACCGATGTAAATAATGTTGGTTTTGTATTAATGGCTCAGTCAGCGGTAATCGACATTACTGGTGAAACAGCTACATCTACAGTTGGTGTTATCCCAGCAAATTCAAAAATCACAGAAGTACAACTAAACATTGTAGAGGCTTCAGATAACTCTGCGGCGGCTACTGTTTCAGTAGGATTCTCAGGAGCTACAACAGCTTTATTAAACGGCACAAATGCTAAGGCAGTCGCTTTAACATACAGTACCGGAATGGCCACAGCTTCTATTAATATTGGAACCGTTGACCGCACAGTAATCGCTACATACTCTCCCGGAGTTACAGCAGACGGAACAGCAGGTATTGCTGACGTAACTGTTAAATATCTACAGAACGTAAATCTAGATGTAACTGACTCATAAGGAGTAGACTATGAATGACGACGTAAAAGCTGTCACTAAAAAAGAGACAGGTCAAGTTATTGATGGTCGAACCAGACTCCAAGGTATACAGTATGTTCATGGCGCTAGTGCTGACCTTACGTTTAGTAATGGAGCTACTTCCACAGGGACAACTTTGTTACAAATAACAGCACCCAGCGCAATAGGAGTTCATGGAGTATCTATTCCTCAAAATGGAATTGTATTTGCGGATGGTATCCATATGACAAATGGAAACACTGCCGCAGTTACCAGCGTGACATTGTTTTATGAAGGTGGCGGAGAAGCTTAAATGGCTTCAAAAGTTAATAAAAAAGCAATGCCTTGTAATAAGCCGAGGCGTACCCCTTCTCACCCTAAAAAATCACACATTGTAAAAGCGTGTTTTAACGGGAAAGAAAAGATTATTCGTTTCGGCCAACAAGGAAAGAAAGTCGGAACTGTATCAGGAACGGCAGGAAAACCCAAAGCAGGTGAGTCAGCTAGAATGAAATCTAAGCGTAAAAGTTTCAAGGCAAGGCATGGTAAAAATATAGCCAAAGGAAAGTCCTCGGCGGCTTATTGGGCGGATAAGGTGAAATGGTAATGGAAAAAGAAGAAATAAATCAAATTTTCAACAAGAAACCAAGAAAACGTAGAGGAAGAAAACCTGTGGAAATTGAGAGCAAAGTTGCTGTTCAGGCAAATGAAATCAAACATATACAAGACGACATGGATGAAATGAAATCAGACATAGAAGAAATCAAAAAATCTTTAGCTGATATCCATAAAGTTTTATCAGAAGCCAAAGGTGGATGGAAGACTTTAATGTGGGCGGCAGGCGCAGGTAGTGCTGTAACTGCTTTTATTATTATGATTCAACAAATATTTTGGGGAAAATGAAATGAGATCTAGTAGCTACGCGGCTTTTTCAGGAGTCAAAGACAGAAGCACAAAGAAAGCAACTGATACAGATGATTTATCATTTGCAAAAGCGTTTAAACAGTTTAAAGATGAAGGTCGAAAAACTTTTACATGGCGGGGTAAAAAATATTCTACAAAGACAAAAGCAGAAGAAGCTAGAAAAAAACCAATCATGGGTAGTGCAAAAAACATAGACCCCAAGGCTTTAAAAGGTTCTGGTAGACCTAGAAAACCTGTATTAGGTAGTTCTAAAAATATAGCTAAATCAGCTTTAAAACCTGTAGAAAAAAAACCTGAAAAGAAAGCAAGAGATTTAAAAACAGTTGTAAGACCTCTACCAAAAATGGGAAGCTCAAAAAATGTAAGAGGCACCAAGGGCACAGGTGGAACTAAAGAAGTAGGAAGAATCCTTACTCCGAGGTCAGGTAGAATTGGTGAAACAGGTAAAAATATTAGAAATACAAGAGGTACAGGAGCAATGTATCAAGACGCAAGGAGGAGTGACTTTAGAACAACTGGTCAAATGCTAAAAGATTTAGACTTTAAAGATGCTTTTAAGGATGCTATGAAAAGAGGAAAGCTTAGATTTTCTCAAGGTGGAGCGGTAGGTAATGGAAAGAAAAAAGCAGACGGAATAGCAATTAAAGGCAAGACTAAGTGTAAAATGAGATAAAGGAGATTTAGGGTGGCTCATTTAATTAGTAACATACCATTTTTTAAATGTTGGGTTAGAAAAGAATTTACAAACGGACATCAGGATTATCATGGAGAATATATACATGGACTTGCCATTGCGGTCACAACAATGCCAGACCGATGCCTCAGCTTTCAAATTGTCTTTACGGGCTGTGAGGCGGATGATGGAAGCCAAGAAAACATCCACGGAGGAGCAATGTGGGCAAGAATGCCCATCACCGGTCTCGTCGGAGACATTGAACTCGACGAATGGCCTGACAGAATGCCGACTCACTTGGCACAACCTTGGGATTGCCCCTCGCACAATCACTCAATTGTATCGTTTAACCGCTGTAAACCATCTCCTTGGTTATGCAAAATTGACGGAGAATTTTATACTTCCAGATACTTGTTCACAGTGGACTACACCGAAAGTGAAGTCGCTGACGATCCGGCCCAGCACAAGCAGTCTCACGTTATGGTGCTGACGGATGGACAATGGAAGGGTAACGTTGTGGCGTTACCAAACAACAGGGTAAGAGTTACTAGCCCTGCCTACTGGCAAACAGGTGAAGGCGCACCAGATT